ACGGCGGTCTTAGGCCGGACAGTCCATGTTTTTGTGACCTTATCAGCCTCTACTGTAGTAACCGGACCTTCTCTAGTGTGAGTGGCACGGTCCTCTAAATCAGGGTTAGTGATTTCAAGAGGCAACCACCGGAATGGTTTCAGCGGAAGGTCAGGAGGAGTTCCAGTTCGGAACTCTCTATCGCCATCTACCTCTTTTAGGATTTTGTTAGTTTCATCTTCAACCAGTACATATCTCATTTTAATCATCTACTCCTGAATCTATCGTGTAGTGGATTTTTATTCCGTGCAGACGGGCATCTTCTTCCAGAGTATCACTAGCTACAATTCGAGAAACCTCGAACATCACATAATCTTCTGCGGTGGGGGTTGATCCAACAGTGACAGAAACTTCTGGGCTTATCATAATGTCATCCGCTGTCGTGGAGTTGGTGTCGATCTGCGTGGTGGGAGCGGGAAAGGCTGTAGTTAGTACCTCGTCATCGCCGAGACTATTGGCAGCAAGACCCCACATTACCGTGTTGGCGTTTGCGCCCTCCGCTGACCAGACGAACTGACAGACAAGTGCCCCAGCATCCCAACTCTTAGGCATCTGTATTCCGAAATAACAGTAGTCATCTGCGTCAGCAGCAAAATCCATCGTTCTGGCGGCGAACAGTGAAGTCCCAACTTCTACCGCGTTGGATGTTGCAGCGGCAGCTCCCACCGCAGCCTCCATCGCCCCAGCGGGCATCCAGATTGTATGTTGGCCGATTGAGCCACCCTTAGCAGGGTTTAGGTTACCTGTTGAAGATGTAAATGCAGCAAGGGCAACAGGGTCTGTTGAGCCATCTCCGACTACGATAGACCCATCACCAAGAGCAGCCATTGCGGTAATAGGATCAGTACCAGAACCAAGTAGTATACCACCGTCTGTAAAGGTACCTGCTCCAGTACCTCCTTGTGCTACCGTTAAATCAGTAGTGAGGCCAGTAATACTTGTTATGTCTGAATTAGCTCCTGCCGCAGCAAGTGTTGTTGTTGCTGCTGGCAAAGTTACGGTTACATCTGCTGTTGCAGCCGGACCAATTAGAGTAACAGTATTAGTACCGTTATCTGTACCTTCTTTAAATTTAATACTGCCAGCAGTAGTAGTTCCACCAGCAGATAAGACTGGGGCAGACATTGTAGGAGTTGTTAAGGTTTTATTAGTTAGTGTATCTGTAGTCGCTCTACCAACCAGTGTTTCTGTACCAGTAGGCAGAGTTACAGTCCCTGAATTGGATATTGAAGTTATAACAGGAGATGTTAGAGTTTTATTAGTTAGGGTATCTGTAGTAGCTCTGCCAACTAAGGTATCTGTCGCAGTAGGTAGAGTTACCGTACCTGTGTTGGAAATTGACGATATGATAGGAGTTGTTAAGGTCTTATTTGTAAGTGTTTGAACTCCGGTTAAAGTTATTTCACCGTCATTTCCTGAACGTACAAAATTAACACTGACTTCATCAGCATCGGAAATAGTCCCAGCAGACATTACATAGGTCACGGCAATCTTACTGTATGTACTGGCAGAAGTAACTGCACCTGTTACGTTGAAGATATGGTAATTTTCCGGTGCTAGATTTTTAATTACATAGATAGTTCCTTTTATGGCGTGAGTGGAATCATCCCACGTATCAACAAAATTATTGATATTTCCGCCACCTGCTGCCAGATCATCCATATAGAGTACTGTGACACTGGAAGCAGTACCGTGGTTAAGCCAAACTTTACCATTACCTTGGTCTGTATCTGTAGTGGTTGTTTCGTACGTCATCACAAGACCGGCGTTACCTTTTGCTCCTGTAGCACCGGTAGCACCGGTAGAACCTGTAGAACCGGTAGCACCGGTAGCACCGGTAGACCCGGTAGCACCTTTTTTTGCTATGAGTTGCCAATATACAGATGTAAGATCATCAGCAAAAGTACCGGAAGTATGTTTGACAACACAAAGATAAGATTGCTCAAGCGTACTTTCATAGACGGCATCATTCAACGCATAATCAGTAGCAGTAACCCAAGTCCCTTTCCAATCAATACCTACTGTATCTTCTGAAGAGGTTGAATAGAAGGATGATCCCATCTTAGTTTACTCCCTAGTAAGTCTGTGCAGCAAGGCTGGACCCTGCGTATTCAGCAAGATCGCCCATACGTTGCAATTCTTGCATAGTCTCTGTAAATTTCTTTTCCCACCGGACTATACCATCTTCATCGTGGAGATAGTTGGCAGCTTCCAGAAGTGCGCCATACAACAGTAAATCAGGTGTATTGGTCATAAACCAGTTAGTCAGGTTTGTATCGGATAAAGGAGAAAATTCCTTCCAATACATTACATTCACTTCCAATGCAGTAGATGGTTGGGGATAGAAAATCAAGGTAGACCCTTCCCGTGCAAAATAAATCGGGTCGGCAGCATCAGTGCCTCGCGCCTTTAATTGACCCCAACTAAGTCTTTCCAGTTTAATAGGATCAGGGCTGGTCTGGATAATAACATCCTTAATTTCAAGGAGATCGTTAGGTAAATCAAAATCCCCGCCAACAGTATTGGTATTATAACTGGTCACTGATTCCATAGAAGGAATACGTAACGTACGATAAACACGGTGTTCACCCAACTCAATAAAATCAGGAATAGTCGTTGTAAGATCGGTCCTGTTCAGCCAGGTAGCGATAGAGGCTTTCAAGTCTGTATAATTTGTAAGAGCCATAAGTAGTTAAAATCCTCCTGATGTATGGCCGACAGTAGTAGATGCACGTTCACGTTCTACAGTTCCAACCTTATCTTTTTGGTAGTGCAGATTTATGTGTGTCACAAATATATCGTTAGCATCCCCATAACTTGTACCAGAAGGAGCAATCCTTTTTAAAGTACAGAGTATAACTGCATCTGGTTCCAGTTCTCCACTTCCCGTATCAAGTTTCATAGCTGTATCAGCAGTAGTGTGGTGCATATATTGAGTTGTGGATACTGCTATATCACCAGAATTTAAAGTTGCTCCAAATGATGTAAACGCCGTTTTACTGTAACCTCTGGCAATTAAATATTTTAATTCCCACTTGACAAAATTACTAGAACCTGCGGTTCCATTTAACCAATGAACACTAAATGACGGGCTATCATTGTTAACTCCTCCGTATCCAGTATCATCTGTGCCTGTTAACTTTTTCATATCGTGTGGAATATGAATAGTAAAATGTACTAAATCATCTTCATCAAAATCTGGTAAGTAAAGGCCACTTGTACCTACTTGTCTTAAAGTAGGAGCAGCAGCACCATCTCGTGTAGCTCCTATAGGGGTAACAATATCTCCCCATACAGGACGGTGTTTAAGTATCTCGTAATCTTTATTGTCTGAACCTACTGTTTCAGTACCAGCGTTAATAGAAGTGGCTATATGATCCAGTTCCTGTTTTAAATATACCCCAAGTGGACCCGGTTCGTCAGGAAGAGGCCCAGCGTGATACTTGTAAGTTTGCCGGATAGCCATTAGAGTTAATAGTTACCCGGTGCTGTTCGTAACTTTAGAAATTCATTACTGTTAAGTTTTTGCCACATACGTTTTTTGTCTTTTTCAGAAGGGTTCATAACATTTATCCCTTCTTTTATCCACTGTTCTACAATCACCATAGGAATGGAAGCAACCCGCTTCATGGCAGTATCTTTAGTGGGAGCAGTATAGTTATTGTAGTCTATCGTATTGGCATCAAGAATACCGCCGATAGCTTGTACCCTATTCACAATAATATCATCACCTTCATGGTGTATCTCTGTTTTCACATCGGATACACCATCAATAATTTTATTATCGCTCATACTATACTGCTCCCTCTTTTTCTAAAGATTAGGTAGTTAAATCTTGAATCAGAGCGTTACCGTCTTTTGCACGACCTTCAAGAGTCCACTCAACGAGTAATTCCTTGGAGGTAGCATCGCCCGTAACGGCTAGATCAAACGTCTTGAACTGGCGTAAAAACGCGATAGACCAAGTCGAAGGATCAAGAACAAGAACTCTACCATTTGCACCAGTAGGAATCTGACGATTTGGTACCACAGACATATCACCATAATCAGACACGTAAATGTCTACAGCGTTTATGATCTTTTTAGTGTGAGCATCCGTGTTAGTAGAAGCAGAAGTACTGCGGCCATTAAAAGCAGTAAGCAAAGCCTTGTTGGTAGCCGACAGCATAACAACATTAGCATTACCGCCGTCAACCCACTGATCCTGGATAGCATCAGTCAAAAGGGCTTCAGCAAAGACACGGTCATCACCAGTCTCGGTAGCAATACCGGCACCAGTACCAGCCCCAGCCGCAGAAGTTGAACCACTAGTACTAAAAGAGCCATTATCAGCGATATAAGCGTATACGTTGCTGATTTCAGCAGCAGTACCAGAAGCACCAGTAACCCGGACATTGGGAGTATTGACACACGCCCATTCCATATCCAGTTTTAGTTCCTTACCACGTTTGGCAAGTTGATAAGCCATTTCTGACTTACGACCAGCATTTCTAACAACAGCGTCAGTACCAGAAACAGAAACGTCTTTGGCGTTGATCTGACATTCGTTGTAAATCCGCGTGGTAGCAGCAGCAGCCGTACCAGGAGCAGCAGCACCTTGTTCTACTTTAGAATCACCAGCCGAAGCCAAGGTGTCTGTCTGCCACTCATGCTTTGTCTGCGTGGCTTTAGTAGTCCCAACCATAGACACAAACGGAGTGTCCGTGGGGGAGATGTTATAGATCGCTTCCGTGAGGTCTTCACGGATACCTACACGATCATATGTATTAGCAACAGCTAAAGAAGCCATAGTTGCGTCCTCTTTTTAAGGGTTAATCTAACATGTCAAAAAAGATATCAGCAGCATCATGTAAATCACCTGTTTTTTTGAGTTTCAGTTTTTTAGCTTTTGTTTTGGATGCTTTATTTTCTTTTTTGGTCGGAGTTGACCCGGACTTAACAAACTTTGGAGCATCTTTCTTGATCTTTTTCTTTACAACTGTTTTCAATTTTTCGTTACTGCTATCGTAAAGCATAGCTTTGTAAAGCATAGTAAGAGATACGTGGTCTACAAGGTTATTTAACACATCCTCAGAGACACCGTTTGAAAGAGCATAGTCTCTCAACTTTACTCGTTCACCCTCTTCTTTTAAAGCAGGAACCTGTTCATAAAGAATTTCAACCTGCCTTCCGGCGTATACGTTGAAGGCTTCTTTACGTTCAGTTTCGTGTAATTCAGCTACACGTTGCTGTTCTGCTTGAGTTTTGGTGATACGGTCTTTAACTTCCTGGTATTCAATGCGCTTGGTCTGCCACTCTGTTGGGTCTTCTTCTTTAAGTTCGTCCCAATTAACTTTCTCAAATCTTGAAAGTTCATTATCAGAGTTGTTTTTCAACCACTCAAGAGCTTGGATATATTGTTCACGCTCCTGTTGAATAGCCACCCGTAATTCACCATCAGCTTTACGCTCCTCCGCTAAAGTCTGAGTTTTGCGAGTATAATCCTGTTGCCTCAAATACCCGTTAAGCAGTTCATCGCCTGAAACTTCCGTTTCCTTACCATCTATTTTGACAGTATAGACCTCTTCAGTTTCCTCCGATTCTGTCTCTTCGACTTCTTCAACAACTTCTTCATCATCGCTGGGTTCCTCTGTTGCTTCCTCGGAATCTTCTTCGACTTTTTCAGTCTCTTCAGACTCCTCAGTAACTTCTTTAGAACCGTCATCTTCAACTTCAGGTGTGAGGAGTTTTCCATCCTCGTCCAACATATTAAAGATCGCCTCTTCAGGACTTGGGTTTTCATTCGATGGTTCACCACTTTCATCACCAGTGGTTCCCTCATCAAGAGGGTTGACCTGGTTGGTATCCGACATAGTGTATTCCTTCTGTAGCCTCACTATTTATGGAGTGAGTTTAGTTGGTGTTCAGCCATTGTTCCCGTGTCTACCATAGACCGGAGTTGACCGACCACACTGTCCAAGGCTTTAAGGCTTATCCAGAGATATTCTCTGCCTTCCTTATCACGATATGGACAATTCAGTAATTCATCAAGCAGGTTGGCTTTAACAGTCTTCCACGCCAGATCAAATGTTTCGTCGTCAAGAACCGTACGCGCTTTACCAGCTTCGTGTAGTTCTAAATTAAGTTTACCATCGTCTGTCACGATTTCACCGCATTAAGTCTGTTCTTTTCTTTGTCGATGTCGTAATCAAATTCGATATCTTTATCTTTAAGTTCCAACTTTATTTTTTCAAACTCTGCATCATTTGCTTGCTTCACTTTAGCCAACTCTAATTTACCGCGCTCCACTTCAAGGGTGCCTTCCGCCAACACAAGTGTCGGATCGGGTTGCGGGGGTTGGGGTGGCGGCATATCAGCAGGGTTATTGATAAACGGTAAAGATGTATCCAGATCAAGAACTTTCTGGTATTCCGTAACAAAATTGTAGACCTTCTCTGCGTCGATAAGAGTACGGTTCTTATCTTGACCCGCTACTGTCTGTAGAACCTGACCCATCTGAACCATACCTTGCAGCTTCTCCTGTTTGCTGCCACGCCCGATACCGACTTTAACAGATGTATCGTAACGGGCTTTCCAATCCATCGGAGAAATTTCAGTGAACTCTTCATTTTCTCTTAACCTGACAATGTGGGTCTGGGCATCGTTGGAAACAACATCGTTATACATACCTACAAACAATGCTTTTACACCTGTTTCGGCAAACACACGGGCAATCAACTCAACCCTTTGTTCGGCACTGGATAGAACCTGGTTGACAGCTACCCCACTTGTGTGGGACGCCAACGCACCTTCATTTAATCCTTTGGTATTTTTGGAAACACCTGTGCGTTTTTCGATATCGCTGTCAATGATATTGATAAAGTCGAAACTGGTCTGGGGGAGTTGGGGTTGGTCAAGACGTTTAACAGACCCTTGAGCCTTGACCCTTACGATACCATTTGGTCTACTGGACAACATATCATCAAGGTTGACCATACCTTCAAGAAC